TTTCAGCAACGCTACAAGATGCTTTCTTTCGTCTAACATTTTCTAAATCGTCAAGTAAGGTCACGGTGACCACCTTTCGTCTAGATAAGTCTAGAGCGCAAGTACGTCAATTCGTTGTTTTTTTGGCGCGTGTCGGTTTAGTAACCAGTTCCTCAATTGAGTTAAGGCGATAGTCAAGCTCTTTAACGCTGGCTTCAATGCGGTTTACTGTGTGCGCTATATCCGGGAGCGACTTGCCACCATTTGCGGTTGGGCTAATTGGGTAAGTAGCCAAATCTATGTACGCCTTAATGGGCTTAACGATTCCCCACTTGATAGCCATGCCTGCAAGTAATGCAATCGCTGTTATAGCTCCTGCGTATTGCCCTAGTTCAATTAGTCCCATTACGGTTGCCACCATTTAACTTGTCGCTCATCTGAATAACACTTACCACCCACAACTTTATACTGCGCCACGATTGGGTATGTGGTTTTGGATTCCCACCACATAGTTCCTTGCCAGTCTTTAGTTGTTTGCGGTGTGAATGAGAACGTGGTTGTGCCTGTGCTGTCTTTCCCATTAGGAGTTAAACGCACAAGCCTTAACTTGACGTATTTAGGTCGCTTAGTGCAGTTGATGTGCAGCTGAACGAAGAACAAGGAACGCTCACCGTTTAATACAAACGGCTCACAGCCTGCAAAAGTCTGCCACTTACCAGTGACCTTTTGGGCATTGTCGTTCTTACACAGTCCAGACTTCTTAGCAGTTGCAACTAAGTAAGGCTCACTGGCCTGAGCAGGTGAACTTGCAATTAAGGAAATGACTAGAGCGCAGGCTATTACTAGCCGTGTCATTACTTCTTTTTAGTCTTTTTCTTGACAACAGGTGCAGCAACTTTAGTCTTTGCCTTTGCAACTGCTGATGCTTTCTTTGTACCGATCAACAAGTAAGGGTCAAGGTCTGTGCCTGCGCTCCATCTAATGTTGTTCCGGAGTTCTGCGTGAAGATGTGGCCCGGTTGAGTTGCCTGTATTGCCAGACTTAGCAATGACTTGTCCAGCCTTAACCTTGTCACCCGGCTTAACTAGGGTGCTTGATAGGTGAGCATAGATAAACCAACCGCTATCTAACTTCTGGACTAATTGAGTTCCGTAAGACTTTCCCCAAGATGCGTTCTCAATCTTGCCATCAGCTACTGCAAGAACGTCAGTGCCAACAGGAACTGCGTAATCTACGCCTGTGTGATAACCCTTGCTCCACCACTTGCCTAGTTTCTTGTAGGGAGTGCTTGGTGTCTTGCCTGCGATTGGTGAACCCATTAGTTAATCCTCATCCTCTTGTCTTAAAGGCAATGTTACCAGCCAGATCAAAGCACCAACCAAGATAAGTAAGCCAGTTACTTTCTTAGCTGACCCATCCAAGGTGAAGTAAGCAGTGAGTAAACCTACGAACGTGTAAGTTTCAGCAGTGATCTCACGCAGGTAGGTCTTTAACCATTTCATTTCATTCTCCTTGGTAGTGCTAACTGGGTAACAATTACGGCAGCCACTACAACAGACTGCGATTCTTCGCGTTCTTCTTCTGTCATGTCGCTACCAATGTTCATAAAGGCTTCCGCAGCTTCAAAGACTGCAACGATGCCGGGAACGCTTGCCAGTGCGCTAGGAACTTCTAGAGCAACAACTTGTGCAGATTCTTGTACAGGTTCTTCTGGCACTAAATCTGGTACTAAATCTGATGCGATAGGGCTTGGATCAATAACAGGCTCAGGAGAAACCTCAGACACAGTTGGCGTAGGTGTAGTCGTTGGTTCAGGTGTAGGTTCAACGCTTGGCTCAGGGCTTGGGGTTGGCTCTGGTGTAGGCTCTGGTTCTTGTGTGGCTACGGGTATGGGTTCTGGTGTTGGTGTTGCTGTTTCTGACGGCGTTGCATCAGGTGTTGGTTCTTGCGTAGGCTCAACTATTGGCGTTGGCTCTGGTTCCAGACTTGGCTCAACGCTTGGGACTGGTTCAGGTTCAATGCTTGGTTCAGGCGTAGGTTCTAGCTCAGGAGCTACACCGTTAAACCAACGGCGCGGATCATCTAGAGCAAGAGTGTCTGATACATAAACCGTGTAATCACCGGCATAACCACCCTCACAATACAAGCGCGGTATTTCGCCACGACCATTAAAGAACTCGTTGGAATTATCCCAACCCACTCCAAACTCTTGCTGTTGTCCGTCAGGGGTTGCGCAAGTAATCGTGGTCATAACTGATTCTGCGAATGCAGAACTAGGACTAAGGAACATGAATGCTCCGACAAGTAGCGCAGTTAGGGCAACCCTTATGCGCTTCATTTACTTCTTGCCGTTTGCCTTACCGAAAGCATCGTTAATTTCTGTTTCGTCAAGTTTGCCGTCTGCAATGTAGGCACGAGCAAGACCCTCTAGGACAATAGCCACACCAAGAATCGCAGCCATACTAGCTGACTTCCATAGTTCAACGCCGATGATCGAACCAGCACCGATTGTTCCCATGACGGATGCAACAACAACTGCAACCATGCGAGTAATTATGTCTTTAACTTGCTTGCGCTTCAATGTAACTCCAAAAGATTTAAGCGCAGGGTGTTAAGACAAGTTTACAGGCTTGCGATCTCATCAGCAGTTAGTCCAAGAGCTGCAAGTTTTGCAAGTGCGCTTTCACGAGTTGCAATTTTTGCATCGGCTTCTACCTGCCTTGCCACATTTGCTAATTGCTCTGACTTGTATAAAGTGTATTCCTCGTCAGTCATTGGTCGTACTTCATCATCAATTTGTACATTTGGTTTTGTAGTTGCCATGTCATTATCCTTATGAGTTTTGGTAGCCGTACACGCGGATAGTGCCGCCTGTCATGGTAGCCCCGTTTGAGAGTACGACTAAATCATTGTAAGAAGTAGTTTGTCTGTGCAAACCAACATGGTGCATTGCGCCAACATCACCATTTGTATATTGACTGTGAAACCTTGTGTGCTTAATTGTAAAAGGATCAATAATCTTGCAATCTAATTCGACAAAAAAAGCAGTACATCTACCAGCGTATTCAACTCTATTTGCGTTTGGACTTCCTGCCCCTGAAACCGCACTGCCTGAATACGCAGTTTGTACAAATCCTGAATCGTATGATGCGGTTGAAGGTGTACCACTTACCCCAAGTCTTAAACTTATGTAATCGGTTGTACTAGCAGAACTATTATTAATAAAAACTTGGTAAGAATCATATGTTGCACTAAAACAATTACTTACTGTCACCGATGAAACTGCTGTGCCGATTGTTTGTGCGGCAATTAAAGTTAAACCTGATGCGCCTGTGGCAGCAGCAGCCACAGTTGGGAAGAAAATAGAAACACCTGCTGAAGTGAAGTACAGAGTTCCACCAGCGTTTTCAACTAGTGCCAATGAGCCAGCAGTTGAAACTGTTGCTGTTCCTGCTGTGATCGTGCAAACACCAGCACCAATGTTCTGAATAAACAAAGTATCACCAGCATTAAACAGGTCAGTATTGACCGTGATCGTTGTGGCAGTTGCTTTATTCATTACAACTCTTGTGCCTTTATCGGCAGCAACTAAAGTGTAAGAATCAGTTTTTGTTGAGACTGTCTGGTTGTAGTCGTTCGCTTGTAGCGCATTAACCTGAGCAGCAGTTAGAACCTGCCCTGCTGTGAAAGTTTGTAAAGCCATTATGCTCCTAGAATCCTAAATGTCCATCGTTGAGTAAACCAAATTCAAGGTCATCAAGAACAAGGCTAGCATAATCAAGGGTTTGAAAGCCAAATGTAATACGGTGCGAGAATGGCGCAATGGTGTGAGCAATCTTAATAATACTTGCGTATTGGTTTATCTGTGAGCCTACTTGATTAGGTGTGAATTTAATCTGGCAGACATCACCAATTTCCAAACCTAGAACGTCAATCTGATCCGCACTGCTCAGAGCTTCTAGTTGTACCGAAAGTGTTTCAAATCTGTACTCAGGATTCCTAAACTGATTCAGCAGATAGTTAGCCAGAGACTCAGCATCATCATCTGAGTTCATTAACAAACCAGACTCGATTAGTGCCTGTTGCCCATAGTTACTTATGGAATCAGAGTCTGTTGCTATCGCAGTTCCACCAGTTGCTCTTTCAATCTGAATGTAGTTGTAAAGCAATTCAGAACCATAGATAACTTGCACTTCACTAAACTCAACACCTGAACCATCATCAGCAAAGATAACTTGACCTGCTGAAACTGGCGCGACAGTTCGATCCTTGAAAATTAAGTTGCCATCTTTACCAATGAAAATAGAACCGGGTTCTGTGCTGGTCACTAGCTGTAAATACTCTAGAGCGTTTGCGCCATCATCAACTACATCTGCCTGCAATAACTGTGAGCCTGTGTCTATGGCTCGTAAGTCAGTAGGCCAATCAACATCAGGGCGATCTAGAACAGCGTTGATTCTTGCACCAGTTAATTCTGATGTAGCCGTGTGAGCAGACAGAGCGCGTTGTGCTAACAAGGTGAAACCATCCACGCAGTCGGCAGTGGTAACTGATAAACCTGATAGATCGTAGTTTAGATTCCAGTCATCTACTACACCATAGAAAACAGCAGATCCAGCAGTTTCGACTTTAATTGTTCTCTTAGGAATAATCTGACCATAGAAAGGACTGCTTGTGTTTTGTGGATCGAATACTCGTGCATTATTGTTCAGCTCTATGGTGGCGTTGCCGGCTGTAAATCTTTCTAACTGACGTGACTTACCACGCGACACACTGACAGAACGCACATACTCAGACACGTCATAAAATAACGTGCCGCCCAAAGTGAATTCTGTATTGTCCAGAACGCCTTGCTCCGCGCTGTCAAGAATAAAGAAGTTGCCACCTAGACCGCTTAGATCAAAACCCAATTCAACTGTTGTTGCTGGCACTGACATTTATGCGCTCGCAAATACTGGGCCTGAAGTCTTTTCAAACTTCTTAATTGCATCTACAATTTCTCTGCCAACCTGTGCGCCGTTTGTACCCATGCCAGCATTTACCGTGATGTTGTATGTGTTGCCCATGCCAGCATTGCGACCTGATAAAGGCACGACTGCTTCTGGCCCGGCTTCACCGATAAGAGCAAGAGTTGGCCCGGTAACAATTCCACCAGCTGCCATTGCAGGGATTCTTGCTAACTTGTTAAGCAGTCCCTGACTTACAGCAGGAGTAGTTGGTTTCTTTGCAGAACTAGCTTTGGCTTTAGGTTTAGCCTTAGTCTTTGATTCAACTGCCGATACTGCCGCAGCAGCTGATTCAGTCGCTGGACTTAGTATGTTGCCACTCGCATCTATGGTAAATCCAGCAGCGGCGATAGCAGCGCGCACACCATCCACAAGTGCTTGACCTGCTGTAATGCCTGCCTGATAGAACTGAGTTGCAGCAGATGTACCAAGTTCTTCTGCTACTGATGCAGTTGCGGTAATTAAAGTATTAACCTGATCTACAACAGTTGCGCCACCAGCAATAATTTCATCGGCAATCTTTGTGCCTGCATCTGCTCCTGCTTCGAGTACTTGACCAATAGCAGTTTCAGATAATCCCATAGACAAAAGCGTTTTGACTTTAGTTCCAAAGTCCTGAGCCTTAGTAGCTTGCGCAATTAAGTTCTCTAGGAATGAGCCTGTTTCCGAAGTAGCAGCTGAACTGAAATTTATGACACCTGTAATCGAACTGGTTACAGAACTTGCATAATCTTTGAATTTTTGTTTACCGTCAGCTAGAGCCTGATTGGCAGCAGATAGGGCTTCTGTGAACTTAGCAATCTTTTCAGTAGCAGCTTTACTTGCACCACCAACAGACTTAGATGAACCACCGCCACCACCCGGCGTGTCAATAGATTCAGCAAGACCTTTGGCTTCCGCAGCAATCGCAGAAAGATTAGATTGTTCTTTTTTCATTTCAGCACTGAAATTGCCAAAGGCAACAGCACCGTCATCAAGTGATTTAACTAAACCATCAAAGTTATAAGTGATTTCTGTAAATCTGCGTGACTGACCTGTTAAAACAGCAAAGGCATTTTCTGCTTTACCAATGTAGTTAATGACTGTGATAATGGCATTTCCAACTTGCACAAAAGCAATTACAACTCCGCGAATGGTTTTGTAGATAGCCTGACCCCACGACATAGTTGCATCAGTAGATTTAACTAAAGCTGCCACTATTAACAAAAGAACAGTAGGTATTAAAACTACGCGCTTTATCAAGAACTGGAATGCAGTAGCAAGACCTTGTACTAGCTTGATCATGTAGCCAACAGCAATCATTGCCGGGCCAAGTGCAGCAGCAAAGAAACCAATCTGAATTGCAGTAACAATAGCGGTAGGCGAAAGAGTCTTAAAGGCTTCAATAAACTTTTGCAGATTTGGTAGCACTTGATTACGAATGATGCCAACTACGTTAATCATTACTGGCATAAGTACCGCACCAAAAGTACCTGATAAATCCTCAACCTGCGCAGCTAAGAATTTCTTTTGATTAGCAAGACCATCAGCGGTACGAGCTACGTCACCTTGCTGTAATGCGGTATCTCTAAGAATCAGAGCGTAGGCAGCCTGTGACTTTTGAGCAACTGATAGGACACCCTGACCGTTATAGATTCCTAAGTTCAGTGCTTCCTGTCGTAGACGTACATCATTGAGAGCAACACCGAAACGCTTTAGCGGTTCTGTTTCCCCAGATAGACCAGAGCGCAATGCAGTAAGAGCATCTTCAATAGGTACGTTGTTGAACGAAGCCATGTCGGCTGCAAGTTCAACTAACCTAGTAGACATCTTTGCAGATTCAATTCGACCAATACCAAAGGCTTGGAACAAGTTGCCGTAAGTACCAGCAGCTTCTAACGCTGCTCTACTTGATACACCAAGAGCCGTAGAGGTTGTACGACCCCACTTAAAGATTTGATTTGCTTGCTCACCAAAGACGGCAGTTACTTTAGCCTGCGCTTCTTGCAAGTTGGATGCGTCATTTATTGTCTTGTTTACAACAACGCCAAGACCTAAAAGAGGAACAGTTACGTTTCGAGTTAATGAGCGACCAGTATTAACTAAACTAGCTGAGAAAATGCTAGCGGTTGTATTTAACTTGTTGAAGCCACCCTCGGCAGCCTTTACCGCTGCAATGGCTTTGTCTAAACCTTTAGGATCAAAGGTCGTAGTAATCGGAACAATAATTGCCATGATTTACCTGTTCCTTTTTAATTCATTATTCAACGAGGTGCTTAACCCCTTAATTGTACCTTCAACTTGATTTATGACATAAGGTAATTCACGTTCGGCAGCAGGGTAGACGTACCGGGAAGCCTTAGCAATTGAATTAAGTTTGTTGATCATAGCTTTACCAGATCGGGTTTTACCCTTGGCTTTGCGACCTGCCATGTCTGCAATCTGGAATGAAGCAGCACCAGCAGCATTCTTTCCTTTAGCACCTACAACAATAGAAACTAAGGATGTTTCATTGCGTTGTGCCTTTTTAGAAAAGTTGGTTTTGACCTTTGCCGTAACGCCTGACGGTTGCCATCTTGTGCGCCCATTATGGATCATGCCACGCAAAGGTGCTTGGTTGGGGATGTTGGATTGAATTGCACTGGCAACTGGTTGTGCGCCAGTTCTTAAGTCTTTACGGGCTTCTTTAACAATCTCTTTGTCTAGCTTGTTGAGAACTCTAACGGTGTCAGCAACCCCAGTGACTCTAGATGTTGCCATTAGTTCCCCTGACTGTTTCGCCAGCGCAGATACATTCCCATTGTGAAAAGCATACGCTCAGATTCTTCCATTAAGACTGACGGAGCAATGCCAGTCTCACAGGATAGATAAGCCAAATGCCAGTGTTGGGATGTGTCACCCAACCCAGTTATTTTGGGCTTTCTTCACTCGCTTCAATAGTTTCAACTTCATCGCACCATTCGTCAAAGGTAAGTTTTGTCTTGCCTTTACGTTCTAGCCAGTGCCATGCAAGCCACAGTAGATCAGTAATGCGAAAGTCTGTTTCAAGTGATGCAACCGACTTAGTGAACTTGTCCTCAAATGCAACAAGGTCACGCGCAGTAGCAGATACTTCTTCTACTGTTTCATCATTAAAAGTTACGCGCAGGTTGATTTTCATAGTTAGACAGTACCTCGTGTGACTGTGCCTGATGTTGGCCAAGTTACTGAGAATGTTGCAATGTCACCAACAGAACTTGCAAACGGCGAGTAGCTGTTGACTAAGCAAGTTGCTGTGTAGCTTGGGTTGGTTGAATTTACAGTTCCTGATGTTGGAACGATAACAACTGTTGCAAGTGTGTTGTAAAGAGGAAACAGTGTTGCATCAACTGAGGCTGCGCCAAAGTCCTGCATGAACTGAAGTGTTACTGATCCACTCTTTAGACCACCAATACGGGTGCGGAAATCGCCACCGAATGCGGTTGTTTCAAGGTCATCTGATTCCAAAGCGAGTTCCACGCTGTTTAAGTTAGCGGACAGATTAACTCCAGCCACTGTAATTTTGTAATCCGTTGCGGCGAATTTTGGCATTCGGTATTGCTCCTTAGTCTGCGTAGCAGAGAACTACGAACTCTGCCGATAAATAGTTTACCTCACCAACAAGTAGTTCCCCATAGTTGCGCATATCTGTAACTCTGAGATCGAACGCCTTGCCACCAAGTGTCTTGTTTGATTCTATCGCTAGTTTAATGCTCTTACTTCCAGTGCTTGAAATGTAAGCATCTATGGAGTTCTGCCCAGAGCGTTCTGAAACCCTGCCTACGATTACCTGAACTGAGAATGTGTAGGTCTGCATCCCACGCGCAAACGTATCGTCGTAATTAACGCCAATTGGAAAGACAATGGCAACTGGTGGGTTGATGTTGTCAGGCTGAAAGTCTGAAACCCGTAGCCCACTAATCGTGGCTAGGTTAGCTTTGATCCCAGCGCGTAGCTCTGAAATGGAAGCCATTAAGCAAAGTTCCTAACCCGGCGATAAGGCGCAACCAACTGCTCAACGTCAGGGTCTAGGTAACGGCTAACTCGCATCGCGCCCATGTCCCCGAAGCCAGCTATGCCGAGAGGACTATCTAAACGCTTAAAGATACGGCTGCTCTGAATGATGCAAGCCTGTGTAATCGAGATAGGCACAGATGCCCACCCAAATACTGCGGTTAGTTTGATAAGTGCCTGATCTGACTCAACTGGAAATAGGTAGTTTTCAACAGCGCGAATCCGTGTGTATGGAACTGCAAGACCATCTACGTTGCCGTTAAGTGGTTCTAGTTGATAGTCACCGACTGCCCATGTTGTATCAAAGATGCCATCGCCAGCAGATGAAGTTTGTAGCGTTAAGGCTGTACCTGATACATCGTCAATCTGAGTAACGTAAGAATCGTCAGCTGCGTAGTAGCGTGTGGCTGTTCCAGATGAGTAAAAGTATCGGCCTGCGTGTCCGTCAATAGCTCGTGATGCAGACTCAATAGCCATTTCAAGCAGGCTGTCATCTACGTTGTCAGAAATGCGTAGGGCTGATTTAACCTGTGCAAGGGTGGCATAGCCGTTGGTGATCGCCAAAGTAACTCCTAAAGTCTTTACTATTCTACTTGCGTTCTGCTAATGCCCTACGGATTCCCTCACGCAGACTGATTTTAGGAACGAAATACTGATGCGATAAATGCTGTGTGCCTACTCGATACTGAACACCTACTGGCGCAGTCTCGATGTGGTTAAACACAGGCTTGTAACCTGCTTCCTCGCAGACCATTTCAGCAAGGTCATTAAAGCTAGTGGCTTGTCCTGAACATAGATTAAACGTGCCTGTGTAACCGGTTTGAACATGCCAAAGCACAGCCTGAACTATGTCCTCAATGTGGATGAAGTCGCGCACCTGCTCACCATCGCCCCAAATGTCAAAGGGGTCTGCCTTTCCTAGAGCGCGGTCAATGAAACTAGGAAACGGATAATCAGCATCTTGGTCTGAGCCGTAACCTGAGAACGGTCTAAAGATAAACACGTTTGAGTCAGTTACAAACTGCGCCAAGTATTCCCCGGTAAGTTTTGCCCAGCCGTAAGTCAGGTCAGGATTCCTAACCGCATCAAGGTTCAAATCCCATTCATCTAGACGGTGACGGCGGTGTGTGGTTTGTAGGTCTATTGGGTAAGCAGCAGAGCTAGAGAAGTAGACCACGTTCTTAGGCTTAGTGCTTTGCACCCAGTTAAAGAACTCTGCATCTATTGACAGGTCAGTTGCCACAGATAATGGCTCACCCTCGATAGTTGCGCGACCACCAACAATGGCTGCTAAGTGAATCACTAGATCAAACTGTTCTGTATTGCTCTTGAAGAAATCCCTGCAATCATGGCCGTCTTTTAGGTCAATGCCTGTTATGTCGCTATCTGGCAAAGCCTTAACAAAGTTGCGACCAACAAAACCCTTATGCCCAGTAATAAGGATCTTCATTACCAAGCCTTTACGTTCTCAACGTCATTGCTGAATTCTGTGGCTAGGTATTCAGCAAAGATAGCCTGATCGCCGTTGTGCATTTCAACTGTGTTTACAGCTGCGTATCTATCGTCATGGACTGCCTTGCCGTTTGTGTAGTGCATGTGTTCAATAATTACCTCTGGCAAGTAGTTCACGTTCTCTAAAGCGTTACCCATCGCAAGCCAATAGTTATCTAGGAACAAGTGCTTTAAGGCTGGCGGTGACATAAAGCCAGTAGCCCTAATGATCTTGCTAGACATGACTACGGCAGTAGGCAAGTTCTCGCCTTGCAGTAAATCGTTGCCGTAAGCAATGCCCGGCTCTGTGCCAATAGCTTCTGCAAGTTTCGTATCCCAGCCACCTGTGCGCGGTAAGTGATCATCACCCATAAAACAGATGTAATCGTAGTCAGGCGCAAACCATAAAGCCCAGTGGTTAAGTGTCCCGTTCATTCCCATACGGTCAGCGATACAAACCTTGACGTTATCTAGCCCAGCAGTTTCTGCCATAAGTCCGTTATAGGTTTTAACATCATCTGCATCTATTGCAAAGATGACCTCTGTAAAGTCAGCCGTTGCGTTGATCGCTTCAAACAATCTAATTGCGTTATCGTTGCGCCCTCTTGTAGGAATGATTGTAAGCATTCTCATTGGTTTACCAGTTTCCAAAATGTATCGCCTGCCTTATCTACCATGTGGCGCAGTGCATCTGCATCGTGCCAATCTTCAACGCTAGTTATTCCTACGTTTTCGTTAGTGTGAATCCTGCAACCTGAAAGCACCGCTTCCATAACTGCTCTGCACTCTGACTCAAAGGCTAAGGGTAAATGCACAAACCATTCGCACCTTGCCATAGCATCTAGGACATGTTCACGGGGTACATCCGTAAGAGCTTTGAACTCATAGCCTGCCTGAGCTGCCCAAGCGTGAGCGCGTAGCTGACCTTTTAAGGGATGATTCCTAGCAGCCCACAATGCAAATGGTTGCTTGTCCATGTGGTCATAGCACTTGCTGGTATCGAAATAGCTTAGAACCTGCGCTGTCTTGCGTGGCTTTGACCAAGATAACTCTTTGCGCATGTGTGCCGGGGTATGGGTTACGAATAATCGAGAGCCACGAATCAGAGCGTTAAGCCCTGCGCGTGGGGTTTGTAAGTGATGCACAAATACGAACGGGTCATACTCGCTCAACCTATTCAACTGCTGATCTGTGAACGCATCTGTTCCTGTGACAATGACTGAATCGAATTGGTGTATGTCATGTGTATCGAATGTGTATGGCGTAACAATCTCGATCTCAAAGCCCAGAGGTGCTTGCATGCGGTATTCGTAGTCTGACATTTCTGCCCCACCTGCAAACTGCCCCGTGAATAGTCCTGTGGGACTCACAGAGCCACCGAGAGCCACGTTAGGCGCGTTCTCTATGTGATGTGTATACCAGCCGATTTTCATGCTTAGAGTCGCTCGTAGGCTTTTGTTTCTAAAACCGTAAGTACGGGTTTCCAATGCTTCTCAAAGACAGTATCCGCGTTATACCTTTTAGCAAACTCTTGTGCCTTTTCTGACCTGCCACGACCACGCTGATAAGCCTGCTCTAGGGCATCCACGATTGCAGGAACGCTTGGCATGTGGAACCAAGAGGACTGCGGTGCATCCCATAATGGTTGCCCGTCAATTAACCAGCCGTCACCTAGTAGCTCAGTTGAAGCTGCAAAGTCGCTAATGATTACAGGTGTGCCACAGGCTTGCGCTTCAATAGTAGGAATACCGAAACCCTCGCCGTAAGAGGTAGCAAGCAGAACATCCATCGCCGTATAGATCGTGGCTAGGGTCTGCTGGTCTATCCCGTTGCGATAAACGTAAGGATCAACAAACTTAAACTTTTCTTCTGGCACTCCACAGGATTGAAGCAACTGCAATAGTCTGATTCCGCCCAATGCGCCCATCTGATCTGTGTGCAGATACAGAACAACGTCATCGTGCTT